CGGGCCTACTCGGTCTGGCAGTAAGGGAATCCGGGGCGGGGGCGAACCCAGGTGTTCGTCGCCGAGTTGTAGTTGGCATTGCCGTTGTTGTTGACGTAGCACACGTCGGACGAGGAGCTACCCATGACGGAACGCAGCCACCAACTGTACCGATATACAAGACGGGACCGCCGCCCATTATAGCGAACGCAGGCGCTCTAGCTCGGCCTCGGCCTCGGCTATGCGCTCCTCGGTCGACTTCTTGCCGGTGATGCGCACGTTCTTGCGCGCGCCCTTCAGCAGCTTGATCTCCTCCTCGACCATTCCCGCCAGCGCCTCGAAGCGGTTGGCGTTCACGGGCAGGCCGATATCCATGAGGCACTGCATGTCGAGCATGAGCTGCTCGCAGTCCGCTATGGCCAGCGTGAGGTAGCGCCTGCGCTCCAGCGCATTGAACGAGCTGTTTGGATAGAAGCAGTCGGCGCGGTTGACGTTGTACACGATGCCGCGCGCCGTCTCCACGGTCGGCACCGCGTTCAGCAGCCGGTAGGCCTTCGGAACCACGGAGGAGGACGCCATCAGCTTGTTGACCTCCACGCGGATGGCGATTGCTTGAGTGAAGAACTTGTACTCGGACACCTCGCGGTTGCGCTGGTAGACGCTGCTCACGTGCACCTCCTGGGAAAACTAGCGAAAAAACGGACCGCTTCGCGGGCAGAGGGCGACCGCGCAAGGCGGTCGCCTAGAAGCAGAGTATAGAGCACTCGGCTGGTTAGCCGAAGAGGAAGCCGGGGCGGGGGCGAACCCATGCGTCCGTCGCCGAGTTGCAGGCGGCATTGCCGTAGTTGCTGACGTAGCACACGTCGGACGAGGAGCTACCCATGACGGAACGCAGCCACCAACCGTACCGATATCCGTTGACTCGGTGCGCCGTGTCATGGAACAGGTCGAACTGGCAGTCGAAGCCGACCGACCAGCCTGGCGTGCCCCAAACCGGGCAGCCGTAGACCTCCATCTCGGACAGGGACCACACCTTGCCGATATCCTGCCAGCTCCAGTTGTTGGAGTCGGTGAGCGCCCCGCTGGCGCTGTACCTCTCCTCCAGCAGGACGCGCTGGGTGAGCAGGTACTTGGTCAGGCCCTCGGGCAGGCACGCCTCGAAGGCCGTCTCCCACGCCTTGAGGTTGCTCCCCAGGTAGGGGTTCTTGGTCTCGGCCGTCCCTTGGTTGGTGTTGGTCGTGTTCCACATCAGGAAGCTGTCGTTGGCCACGCCGGTCACGGTCTTGGCCACGGACACGGGCGCTGACGCCACGAACGCGATGTGGTGGCCCTTGCTGTTTTCGCCGCAGTACAGGTACGGGTCGATGTGGGCCAAAAGGAAGCGCACGGACTGCTGGGCGGCGACGGCTGATGCGCTCACGAGGGGCACGTCCAGGTAGTCGCCCACGCGAAGGCCCGCGAAGTTCGCGGCGGCGATGCGCTTGTGCAGCGCGTCGTACACGGTTCCGCTGCCGATCTCTCCCGCCAGGACGGTGGCGATGCTCTGCCCGCCGTACTTGCCGATTTGGCCCTGGCGGTTGTACTCGGCGTTGTTGAGCGCCGTCTGCGCGTTCCTGCGCGCGGTCTCGTCGATCATCTCGTACGGGGTTCCGCCGACCGTCAGGATCTTTGCTTGTGCCATGTGCTTCCCTTCCTACGTAAGCGTCAACGTGACGCCAGATGCCGTGCACGACCCGGCGAACGTGATGGTGTCCCCCGATGCCGTTGCCTTGGACGACGGGCAGTAGACCGTGCCGTCCGAATATATAAACTCGCCGCTGAGATTCGAGAGGCGCTGGAACAGCTGGGCGTTCTGCCGCTTCAGCGCTGCCATGTCCGAGCTGCCGGCGCTCCCCTGCGCCACCGAGTTGGCGACCTGGAGCGCCTGACTCGCAGCCGCGTCCGCCCGTGACGCCGCGCCGCTCGCGGCTGCTGCCGCGTTGCTCGACGACTGCTGGTCCGCTATGTGCTCGTCGTGACGCTGCTTCTCGGCGGACACGCGCTTAGCCTCGGCTTCGACGCGCGACTTCTCATTCGAAACGCGAGACGTCTCGGCGCTCTGCCGCGATGACTCGGCCGACCTCCGGGCATTCTCGGCGTTCACCCTCGCGACTTCGTTGCTTGCACGCGTCACCTCCGCATTGAGCCTTGAGGTCTCGTTCGATGCTCTTGTCTTCTCTGCTGAGGCTCGTTTCTCCTCGGCCGCGTTGGCGTCGCCCATCGCCGTCTTACATGCCGATGCGGCGTCCTGTGCTTCCTTGGCCGAGTCCATCGCTATGGTTGACGCGATGAAGAAGATCTGGCCGTCGGTCGTCCTGACCCTGTCGACGTTGCCGTTCGCATCCAGCAAGAGCGCGGCGCCCTGTGTCGTCTCCGCCATCTTTCCTCCTTACTTCGCTAGTATTCCGGTCACGATCGCCTGCGGCCCTATCATCTCGATGATGCACCTGTCGCCATCTTTGGCGGATGCGCACGCCGTCGTCATCGGGAGGAGCAGCGACGCCCCTTTGGCGTTCACCTTGAGCTTCGCTCCGGATTTGCCGGCCACGGTGCCGTAGAACGGCCCGCCGGCGGCTTCGGCCTGGCGCGACGAAGTCTCAGCCAGGGAGGCGCCGCATCGACGCATCGCCGAGATCAAGCTATCGCTCATATCTCTTCACCTCCATCTCGATCGGGCATCCTCCCACGAGCGTGAGAGTCGCCGTGCGCACGGCGAACTTCCCGTTGATGCCGGCACTCGCCCAATCGATCATCACGGCGTCGCCGCACGCGATTGGCGCATAGGTCCTTTTAACCGTGACCCTGTGTATCGCGCTCTGCTGCGTTCTCAGCATCTCCGCCGCCTTGGCGTCTGCGGCCTTCTGTCTCTCGGCGTCCGTCGAGCCTTCGGGCAGGTCGCTGTAGCTGTAGGCGGCGGTCTTTCGCCACCCACGCGAGACGGTCGAATACGGGCTGCTCGGGTCTGAGTCGACTGCCGTTCCGCGAAAGAAGGCGTCCTGCGTCTCGTAGTCGCAGTGCACGACGTTGGCGACGCCCGAGCGGTCGAGCTCGTCGACCACCTCGTTGACGAACCGAGCGCCCGCGCCCTCGCGCAGCGTCATCGACACGGGCCTGTCCTGCGGCTCCATATACTTCCGCAGCACGGGCCTGCCGTAGGCGTCCTCGTCCACGGCCCTGAACCCGGCAACGTTGAGCAGCGCGTTGCATGCCGCCAGGCGTTTCGACAGCTTCGTGTCGCCTGAGTCGATGCCGAGAACCCAATCCTGCGCGAGCCGGTAGTCGGAATCGTCGGCGATCACATCGGAGAAGCCGGCAGCTTTGAGCAGGCCGACGACGTATGGCACCACGGCCGTCCCGGCACGTACCGTGAAGGGGACGTCGAACTCGTCTTCGGCGACCTCGGAGAGCCTGCCGGAAAGGTCGGCTGTGCCTGTCGAGCTGACGCCGCGCCTGGTCCTTTTGGGAGCGGAAACCACGAAGGTGCCGAGCGGCTCCGCGATTGACGACCCTCCGAAATCGGCATCGAGATACACGCGAAGCAGGTCGGCCCCGAGGTCGAGAACCCCTGAATAATCGACCTGCCCGGTCGTGTAATCCTTGTCCTGGTTGCGCTCGATGCACCCGCCGTTCTTTATGTTCGTGATCCTCTTGACCTCGTTGCCGCTCGCGCGATCTACGCGCATGAAGCGGTACGAGGCGAGAAACGACTTGTCCCAATCAGCCATTTATCGGCTCCTCGAATACGTTGTGCGTGAGGTCGGCAGACCCCTTCCATACGCCTGGCTTTTTCACAGACAGGCCGAAGTCCATCGGGCCGTACGCTCGCTCTCCCGCGTGGCCTCGCCACCATCCCCTCCATTGCTCGTCCATCACCCTCATGAACTCATCGTGCCCGTCTCGCTCCATCTCCCACGAGAGCGAGGTCTTCTTGTCGAGCTCGTCGAGCATGTACGACACGGGCAGGTCGCCGTTCTCGCCGCCGTCGGCGAAATGGTAGGTCTCCACAGACCGCTGCGAGCTTGTCGAGTAATCGCCGTTATAGTCGAGCACGAGCACGATGGACGCATCCTGCCCGAAGTTGAGCGCCATTCCGTGCGCGAACACGTTAGCGACGGCCGTGATCTGCGAGGAGGTGCCGTTCTCCGCGTATCCGGTGACCCTGTACTCGTAGTCGGTGTTGAGCGGCGGTACGCGGTCGATCGTCTCCTGGGAATCGAGCATGCCGCGTCCTATGACGGCATCGGCGCCATAGGCCACGCGTTCGACCGTGAAGGCCGAGCAGCGGGAGGCGCTACCGAGAGCCAAGGCGCTCCCATCGGCGGTGATGGTCCCGAGCATGGAGAGCTCGTTGCTTTCCTCGTCGACAGTCATGGGGCCTACGAGCGTGGTCTGCTCTATCTCGTAGGCAGAGAGGCCGTTCCTCGACTTCACGTGGCACGCCAGGGCGTCGTCGTACGACAGCGACACGACCGGGATCGCAGGCTCGGCCCAGTGCGTCTTGAAGCGGCGGGTGGCCGTCTTCGAGAGCCCGGAGCCGCCTTTGACCGTGAACGTGAGCAGGTAGTCGATGCCGTTGCGGATTGTGGCATAGCTGCCGAAGCTCACGGGTTTCAGGTCCGTGACGTCGGCGGTGGCGACCGTTGCGCCGCCGACCTCTGCGAGCGTGAGCGACGCCTGGGCGATTCCGGTCTCGTCGGCGGCGTCCACCTGGACGGTGAGCGGCACCGCGTCGATAAGCACACCGTCGGTCGCCGGCGACGCTACCCAGCACTGCGGATAGTCGGCCACGACGATGGGGACGTATCCTGACCACTCGCCCCAGTCGGCGTGCAGTCCCTTCGTGCGGACGCGGGCCTTCCAGCTCCCCTTCGCGAGCGTGACCGATGCGCCTTTCTCGGTCGTGTACGGCTTCGTTATCGTCTCGCTTCCGACGAGCTCAAGCTGCGCGGCGGACTGTGCCGATCCATCAGGATGGTTCGGCACCCACGACACGTTCGCCGCCGCACCCGTCGGCACAACTGAGTCTGCCGTCACCTTCGGAGCGAGCGGAGGGGTGATGGTCGTTACGGAGTTCGACTTGACCCAAGCGGATGCGAGGCTGCCGCGCTTCGCCCTGACCCTGTAGACGACGGTGCCGGCAGGCGCAGACTCGTCGCGAAGATCGAGCCGCGCGGAGCCTTTTTCCTCGGCGACCGCCGAGATCGCCGTCCACGTGCTCCCGCCATTCGCCGAGCGCTGCACGTCCCAGGAGTCGGCATACGCCCAGGCGCCGTATACGCGCAGCGTCACCTTCGTGGCGCCGCCCTTGACGCTCTCCACGCGCGATGGCGCGGACGGCGTGGTGTAGGTGGTGCCGCACGCGACGTGCTTCGAGTTTCCGCCGGGGCCGTGGGCGCAAAGTCGGTACTCGTACTTGTGGCCGGCCTTCGTCGAGTTGTCGGTGTAGTTGGTCACGTCCCAGGAGACGTCGGCGATGTTGACCCACGAGCCGTCGTCGGTGCGCCTGTCCACATACACGCCCGCCCATGGATACCCGCCGTCCATGCCGGTGTAATTATCCTCCCATTTGATGCGCTGCTGCGTGTCGGACACGCGCTGCAGCGAGCAGTTGCGCGGAGGATGCGGCTGGTAGTATGCTCGCTGGCCGACCCATACGTTGACGCCTGCGCTCGACGACCCGTTCTCGTAGCCGCCGGTCACGTTGATGGTCGCGGAGCACCAGACATTCCGTCCGCTGCCTCCCTTGGCCACGGTGAGGTCCTTCGTGGCGACCAGCTGGGTGACCGTCCCGCCATACGGCGAGTACATGGTGACGGTGCCGGAGGACGCTCGTTCTCCGTCGACATACGCCGTGCCGTTTCCGTACACGTCGAAGCCCCAGTTGATCGAATGGAAGAACGCTTGGCACCTGATGGTTGCATGGGTATCGTTCTCGCTGAGAACCCATGCGTTCACATACGCCTGCCACCGCCCGAGGCTGCCGGCGGTTCCTCCCCAGCTGTCTGCCATATGCTGCTACCTTCCCGACCCTGCGGATCGCTTCGCGGCGGACACGAGCACGTCCACCGCCTGCATAATCCTCTGGTCTGCGTTTACGTTGCTGCCGTTGACGGTGATGTTGTAGGTCGGCCCTCCCGCGACTGCCGCGCCTGCCGCGACGGGCGCCACGGTGAGGCCGGTGGCGAGCATCCCCTGCGCGGTGTCCATCGCGCCGCTGATTGCGGAGACGACGGAGCCGGTGCCACCGCCGATGCCCTGAGCCCAGCCTTCCATGAGCGCCTTGCCCGAGAACGTCGTATAGCCGTGGCCGGAGAAGGGGCCTGTCTTCGCGGGCGAGAACGGGAAGAAGTCGCGGATTTGCGAGACCGCGCCGCCGACCGCGCTCAATGCGCCTCCGATGGCGGACTGGATGCCGGATACGAGGCCGTCGATGATCGCGCGGCCGGAGTCGACGAGCCACGAGCCTGCTCCCGCGAAGAAGCCCGTGATTTGGCCCTCGATGCCGCTTACAACCCCCATCACTGCGTCGATGCCGCTTTGCGCAGCGCCCTTGAGGCCGCTCCACACCGAGTCGAAAAATCCGCTGATGGACGACCAGGTCGAGTTCCATACGCCGCTGATGGCCGAGAGCGCTGACGAGATGATCGAGCTGACGGCGGAGATTGCGGCAGACACGATGGACTGGATTGCCGACCAAACGGCAGACGCAATGGCCTGGATGCCTTGCCATACGCCGGACCAGTCGCCGTTGATCGCAGCCATAACGGTTTGGATGACGGCCTGGATGACGGCCATGGCCCCCTGGACGACAGCCGACACGACGGACATTACGGCGGTAAGCACCGTCGAGATGGCCGACCACTCGGAGCTCCATACCGCGCCGATAGCGGTCATGACCGTTTGGATGACGACCTGTATCAGCGGCATAGCCGTCTGCACGGCGGCAAGCACCGACTGGATGGCGGGCATTACGACCGCCACCACTTGCGATACCGTCTCGACGATCGCGGCGACAGTCGCGAGAACGACCTGTATGACTGGCGCCAGCGCTTGGATTATCCCGAGCACGACCTGGATTCCCGCAGACAGCACCGGCAGGACGGCCTGCGCGATGTTGAGCAGCGCCGCGCCGATTGGGGCGAGAAGCGGCGTGATGAAGCCTATCGCCGTTTGAATCGCCTGGCCGACAGATGCAGCGACGTCGGCTATCGCCTGGAACGCGCCAAGTATCTGCGAGGCATCGACCTCCGGTAGGTTGATTCCTGCGCTGGAGAGCGCCTGAACGGCGATGTTCCACGCCGTCGCCAGGGCCTCGGACACGATCGGCGCGAGCACAGCGCCGAGCCCTGCGAGCACGATCGGGAACGCCTGGATGATTCCTTGGCCTATCTGTGCGACGCGGGGCGCGACGTTGGTGGCCACCGCGCCGATGGACGTCAGAAGCTGCTCGGTGAGCTGCGAGAAGTCGACGTCGTCGCGCCCCAAGCCGGTGATGAAGTTCTCCCATGCCGCCTTGGCCATGCCGATGGAGCCGGAGATTGTGGTCGCGGCCTCCTTCGCGGTGGTGCCGGTGATGCCCATGTTCTCCTGCACGGTGTGGATGGCCTCGACCACGTCGGCGTAGCTGTCGATGGTGAGGTCGGCGTTCTTCCCCTGAGCCTCGCGCAGCTTGTTCGCGTCTGCGATCAGGCGCTCCATCTCCTCCTTCGTGCCGCCGTAGCCGAGCTTGAGGTTGTCGAGCATGGTGTAGTTCTGCTTGGCGAAGCCTTGGTAGGCGTTCTGCACGTCGACCATGTTGGAGCCCATTTTGTTGACGTTGTCCGACATGTCGCCCATGGCGGTGTTGGCGTATTCCGCCGCCTTGGCGACGTCGCCGCCGCACGAGCTCACGAGCGACGCCGCGAAGCTCGTCGCCTGCGTCATGTACTGGTTCGCGGAGAGGCCGCACGTCTTATAGGCGTCGGCGGCATATGCCTGCAGCTGACCTGACGCGGAGCCGAACAGCGTGTCGACGCCGCCGACGAGCTGCTCGTAGTCGGCATAGGCGGAGAGGGCCGCGCCGCCGATGGCGGTCACGGCCCCCGTGAGCGCGGTCATGCCGGCGACGGCTGCGGTTCCGACGCCCTTGGCCACCGTTCCGAGACCTGCAAGCAGGCCGCTCGATTTCCTGACCCCGTCGTTCACGCCGACGGCCATGGCCCCTCCGAACGACTTGCCGGCCTTTGAGCCGGTGCTTCCGAACTCTTCGCAGATCTTGCCGGCGAAACCATCCATGGACGGCATGAGCGTGATGCATGCCGAGCCTACGCTAGTCGCCATCCAGTCCTCCTAAACCCAGAATCGCGTCTATCTCCGCCCTGTTGGCGAGGGCGTTCTTCCTATGCCTCTCCAGCTCGGCGAGCTGCCCAGGCGTCTTGAGAGGCTGCGGCGGCTGCGCCGCGCGGTGCTTCTTGTCGGCCATCCCCCACGCCAGCGAGCGCAGCTGCGCCTCGATGCGCCAGAGCATGTACGTCTCCTCGCTCCACTTGAGCTCGGGGAACATACGTCGGGCGCATCTGGAACCATCCGGCAGGTGCTCCCAGAGGAGGGCCATGCGCGGAAGGTCGTCAGGCCCTCCCGACAACGGGAGGGCGATGCCGTAGTACTGCTGAAAGTCGGCTACTACTTCGCCGCGATGACCTTCGAGGTCTCGGACGAAGCCGATGAGTTTTTTGCCTTCGCCGCCTCGAATGCCGCCTCCATGAGCAGGCCCGTGTTTTCGACCGAGCCGCCCAGGCGCTCCATGTACTCCTCGTCGTGGCCGGCGAAGACGCGCTCGAAGGCCTCGAACATGCCGCCGGGGTTCTTCTCGCTCATGGCGAACTGCTTGTTGGTCTTGTACGAAGTGAGCTCGTCGTAGTCGGCGATGAACTCGCCCTCGTAACCGGGGACGGTGAACGTGATCTCGGTCATGTCTAGCCCTCCGTTGTCTCGGTGGATTGGATGTAGTCGTAGCAGGTGTTGCCGTTCGCGTCGGTCAGGTACTTGACCGTGAGCGCACGGGCGGCAAGCTCGCCCACCGCGAGCGTGAGGTCGTCGAGCTCGGAGGACTGTGCGATAGGCACGACCTTGCGCCAGCGGCGACCGTCCTTGAGCACCAGTTCGAGCACGATGGGCCATGTGTCGGACGAGTTGCCGTTGTGCTTGACGGTGATGACGCCGCCGACGTCGGTGACGTTTTCGGCTCCGTACATCGCCTTGAGAGTCGACGCCTTGATCTCGGCGAGCGTGAACTGGCCGGACTCAACGCGGGAGGTCTGCGGAGACCCCATGAGGTCGCCGTTCATGTCCTTCAGGTCCTCGGAGTCGGTGTCCAGCGTCTCGGTGTAGCCGTCCTCCGAGATGAACCCGAGGCACTTCCATTGCTGCGGAAGTTGGGTCTTGTAGTCGGTCGGGAGCGGCGTGTTCGCCGGCGCCGTGAAGATGTAGCCGCCCTTGACGCCCTTTGTGGACGAGACGTTTGCGACGTTGTTTGCGTTTACCTCTGCCATTGCTGGCTCCTTACTCGCAGATAATGAGGTTGATGTTCGTTTGGTAACGGGGCGTCCCTGTCTCCGGGTCGTCCCATCTGTAGGTGCCATCGGGCACGGCGGAGAAGACGTTGGGCTCCTCCTCGATGGAGGCGCAGGCGTGCTCGACGGCCTCGGCGATCTCCTTCGCCCGCCTGCGCGTCTTCGCCCACGAGGTGGCTAGGACTCGCGGCCTTTGCACGTACCTGCCCCCGCCCGTTGTGGCGAGGCTGAACTGCACGAACTCGTCGGGTCGGTCGGCTGGTACGTCGAGCGTGCATCTGACGCCGGTATCGGCCATCACGCGGTCCGCGCACACGCGCTCTACGTCCATCAGGCACCGCCCCCGAAAATGCCCTGCAGGCGGTTGTGCTTGCGCTCGCTCACGTTCGCGTGGGGGCACGTGGTGTAGATGATCCGTCCCTTAGCGAGCGAGCCGTTGAGCGTCTTGCCTTCGTACCCGGCTCCCTCGCCGGGCTTGGGAGAGAACGACGCGTTGGCGGACGACAGGGCGGCGCTCGCCTTCTGGTCGAGCATGCCCTGCACGCCGCCGCCGTTCATGACCTCGGCGTACCCGCCGCGCTTCCAGCCCTTCCATTTGATCTTGACCTTGCAGCCTGTCTTAGCCATCGGTGCGGGTCACCTCGCACGTGAGGTTCCACGGCCCCGGCGTGTTCTCCTCGGTGTAGCGCTGAGGGTCGCCGACCACGAGGCAGTCGACCCCGCGCACGTTGACGGTCGCGCCCTTGAGGCGCACGTCGCAGCCCTTGGGGAAGCAGAGCGTGTAGGCGACCGTCACGCCGTTCGGCCGCGTTGAATCCAGGTCGGCGGTCGCGCCGGGGCAGACCACGACGTTATCCACGGTCGTTTCGGTGGACGTCGCGCCCGTCGGCTCTCCTAGCTCGTCGAACGCCTGCTCGATGTTGCGGACGGTCACGGTCTCGCCGGCGATGAGGCACGTCATTCGACCACCTCGTCCCGTTCGAGCGGGGTGAGCGCCCCCAAGGTCTGGCCGGCGAGGCCGAGGCGCTTGAGGTCGCTCTTGCCCAGGTACATCTCGCCGAGCGCCGAGCCGTAGGTCACCGACGCCGTGTATCCGCCTGCGCCCTGGCTGTACTGGGTGGCGCCCGCCATGGCGGCGGGGGCCGACAGCACGCGGTTGACGAGCAGGCAGCACACCGCAGGAGCCGCGCGGTCGAACGCCGGGCATCCGCCCGGCTCGTAAGCGCCTATGCGCTCCTCGTAAGCGGCCATGAGCAGATCGCTGGCGTCCTTGAGGAGCGTCGTCACGCGCCCGGCGTCGCTTGGCTCGCCGTATCTTGCCGAGTAGTCCTTGACGGATGCCAGCGCTTCCATGGCTACTCCGCCTCCGCCGCTTCGGCCTCATTGGCCGCAACAGCTTCGGCGTTGTCCGCCTCTGCCGCTCCGGCTTTTCCGTCCGCTGCCGCTTCGGCCTTCTCGGCTGCTACAGCTTCTGCGTTTTCGGCCTCGTCGACGGATGCCGGCGCCTCCATGAGGCCGGCTTCGACGAGCGCCTCGACGAGCTTCGCCACGGTCGGCTTCTCGCCCGGGTTCTTCGCCGCCTTCGGGAACGCGATGGGCGAGCCGTCCGGGTGAACCAGCGAGATATGGGCGGGCATGATGGGGGATGCCTTCGACGCGTCCTCGACCACGAACTTCTGCACAAGACCCTCCATTTACGCACCCGCCTTGAGTACGGAGAAGGCCTTGGGGTCGAGCACCGCGTAAGCCAAAACGGCCTCGGTGCGGTATGCGACCTGGTTGTAGCCCTTGAGGTCGTTGCCGGTGTTGTCGGGGTCGCCGAACTCGATGATCTCGCTCATCATGTCGCGGACCATGCCCCACTTGATCGCGTTGAAATCGCCGAGGATGCCGAGCACCTTGGTGTCGGTCTTCGCGAGGCGGCCGTTGACGGTGCCGGACGCGGCGGCGGGGATGCCGTCGATGTTGCCGACCTTGAGGGACAGCGGAATCTCGGGGTAGAGGCGCAGGCCGGTGGCGGGGACGCGCAGCTTTCGCAGGTCTGACGCGAACTTGCGGGACAGCGCGAAGCCGTTAATGTCGTAGTCGAGCACGGCGTCGGTCATGCTGTCGATATCTGTCGAGGGGTTGTCGGTCGCGGTGACCGCGTTCGCGCCGGCGGTGAGCGCCGTGTAGCCGTCGAGCGCAAGGCCGGTCTTGGGGTTGATCGCGTGGTATACGACGTAGTCGAGCGCTCGGCCGATGGCAGCGGTCTGGTCGGCGATGATGTTGCTCACGATTTCGAGCTGGTTGTCCTCGTCCGCCCACTTCAGCTCGTCGGAGACGCGGGTGGTCGTCACGACCTTGACGCGCTTCGCCACGACGGGTTCGGTGGAGATCTCGGAACCGGATTTCTTCGCGCCCTCCGCGACGACCTCGGCCTCTGCGGTCGGGTTGAAAACGAGGTAGGTGGTGTCCGCGAACTTCTGCGGGGTGCTCGGCGAGAGCGCCGCGATGGTGGACGCGTCCTTCACCTTGTTCAACACGGTGGTGACCACGCTCTTCGGGAGCGCGACCTTGGTGGTGTCGTTTGCCATGATGGCTCCTTCTCTATTGCTTGTTGCCCAGGAGCGCCGACGCGAAGTCGCGCAGCTCCGTTCGGTCCTTGCCGTCGTCCTTGGCGAAGCTGCCGGGCTTCTCCACGCGCGGCGCGGGCTTGGTCTTGAATGCGGCGAGCATCTTGTCGGCCCAGTCGGCCATGCTCTCCTCGTCATCGCCGACGATCAGGTCGGCGGGGACGCCCTTCTCTTTCGCGACCTTGGCGGCGACCGTCGCACGCTGCTCGGCCTTCTCCTTGTCGTCGAGCCGCTTCGTGAGCTCTGCGATCTGCTCCTCGGCGGTCTTCTTCGCCTGGTTCGCCTCGCCGAGCGCCGCTGCGGCGTCCTTGTTGGCCTTGGCCTGCTTCTCCCACTTGCGCGAGTTCGCCTTCGCGGCCTCGTACAGCGCCTTGTAGTCGGGTTGCGCGCCGCCTCCCGGCTCCTGGCCCGGCTCCGTGCCGCTTGTCGGCTCCTGGCCCGGCTCCGTGCCTTGTGCGGGTTCCGTTGCGCTCTGGTCTGCCATGTCGCGTCCTTTCCCGAGCCGTGCGGCTCGCCGGGTCGGCCGTGCGGCCGCGCCCGCTAGATGTGCGTTACGGGCCGTGCGGCCCTGTCGCATGGCAGTGTCCTATGAGCGTGAGATTCGGCATGAAAAGGGCCACCCGTAGGTGGCCCTTGGCGATTTGCGTTGCTATAATGCAGACAGGAACGGCATGCTGCCCTCTACTTTTGAGGTTTTCGGTGCCGTTCCTTTTTATTTGATTGCTATGTACCTGCCGTCCTTTAGCAGCAAGCGGACATGAGCTACTTTTGGGTACTTCGCGGCAAGCTCGTTGGCTGCGTCTATTAGCGCCTCGTCGCTTATGCGGTCTGATACCGAGTTATCCACGACCATGCATTTGACGCCCTCCTTTCCAGCTGTGCTGTCAAGGTAGTTCTTCATTGCGCCCCATGCGTTTCCAGACGTCCCGATTGTCTTGATTTCGATCCCGTTTTCCAGGTCTGGAAGACCTACCTTGCGCTTTCGCCCGTCTTCCTGAACCCACCTGTAATCTTGGATGAACGTCGAGGCAACGCCATGATGCGCCAGTCTCTTCGCTGTACCTATCTCCGCTTTGGTTGCCCGCTTCTTCACCTCTTTGCTGACAAACCCGACTTTTGGCTCTTTGCCGGTCTTGAACCACCTAGGGTCTCTTGTACCGATCTCCGACGATATGCGGCTGTCCGTGTAGGCTTTGAGCGCCTTGCTGTTGCTGCCTCCGTGCCGCTTGATGAAGGCTTCCCTGTCCTCTCTCGGCATGGCGTACCAGTCGGAGGAGATGCCATTGCGCCCGCCCAGCGCCGCCAGGCATTCGTTGTACCTCTCGTACATCCCGTCCGGGTCGTAACCCCTCACCTTCGTCTTGCCGTCGAATCCGGGGACGATTCGGCAGTCGCAGTGCGCGTGCGAGTGGCTTGCCGCCTCCTCGGTCTTCGCATTGAACCCGAACGAGGCCAGCATGAGGCAGAACCCGCACGTCTCGCCTCGGGGCACGCGTGCGTATCTCGGCTTCGCCGGGTCTTTGCGGGCGTTGTGCGCCACGCACCTGTTCGCCGCACGCCTGATCTCCTCATCGATTCTCGTGACGCACAGCGAGACGAACACCTCTGGAGCGCCTTCGACGACCTTTCCGACGAAGTACTTCACGGCGCCGAGCGTGGCGTCGGGGTCGCGCATCGACTCGGCCACCGCCGAGTATCCGCCGGAGAAGCCCTGCGCCTGCCTCACAGCGTCGTAGTATTCTGCCGCCCTTGCGGCGGCGCACGTGTCCGCGTAGTAGAGCAGCACCGCCTCTATCGTCTCGTAGGCCGCGTTGCGAAGCGCCGCGACGTCGCCTCCGCCGTGCTTCTCCCAGTCTGCTATCAGCGTCTTCAGCGCGGCCCTCGTCTTCTCCTGCGCGTCTCCCGAGAGCTTGTTCACCTCGTCGGTGAGCTCGTCGAGGAGGCTAGTCGGCACCTCCGCCATTCTCCCCCTCCTTCGGCTTGAACAGGGAGGCGATGGCGGCGTTCGCCGAGGCCTTCTTGCTGTCCGACTCGATGCGCTGAATCTGCTCGTCCGTGTAATCGAGCAGCTCGTAGGCCACCGTGGAGTTCGCGAGCTTGGGGAGCGCCTGGACCTGCTTGAGCAGCGCGTCGCTGAGGCTCACGGTGGACGGATACGCGGGCGAGAGGAAGCGCGGGTTGACGTTGGCGCCAGCATCACGCTCGGTCGCGTAGTCGGTGCCCCTCGCCACCGCGAGCGCCATGTACGCCACGTTGCGCAGCGCGGCGCCGTTGTCTCGGTTGAGGTTCTTGGCGTCGATGACCAGAGGCTCCAAGGACGCGGCGATCGCATCGCTGGACGACGGGTTGTCGTTGGACACGCCGAAAAAGCTCACGGGGACGTTCGTGACCGCAGACATCTGGCACGCGAGCTGGCGCAGGTACTCCGTGAGCGGGGCCATCTGCAGCTGCGCGGATTGCCATACGGTGGGGCTGTCGCCGTCCGGGTCTTTGGTGATCTCGTTCACCGCGCCCATCGACGCGTCGTACTTGTTCTGGTCGTTGAGCATCTTCTTGTAGGTGCCGAGCAGCCATGTCTGCGGGAGCGTCGCCGCCTCAGCGGCCACCTCCATGCGGGCTCGCTGCCGGATGGCGTCGTCGGTGATGCTCATGACGGACCGCGTGATTCTCGACGTGCCGAACGGCCTTTCGAGCGTCGCGCCGTGGGCCATGGGCTCCATGAGGCATCTGCCCATGGAGTGCTCGCGGTACTCCGCGTGCCACGAGCCGCCGACCCGAGTGAGAACCACGAGGTTGTCTGCTGTGAGCAGGTGCACCACGGTCGGCACGCGCTCGGTGTCCCCCGGCATCTTCTTCGACTCGGCGACCACCAGCCCGGCCTCGATCTCCTTGCGGGCGTCGTCCCACAGCGCCGCGGCGGCGGTGGCGGGATACGCCGAGATGACAGGATAGCCGCCGCCGTCGGTGACGGTCCAGAAGCCGCAGCAGTGCTTCAGCTCTCCGATGAGGTTCTTGCGGTACAGCCTGTCGAGCTGGTTCGCCTCGCAGATGGAGCGGAGCGCGGCCGACGTCTCCTCGTCGTCGCACGTGAAGCCGTTGAATATCGAGCGGTCGGCGAGGGCGTGCACCGCCTTGCGCGGCCAGTCGACGCGCGGGTCTATCTTCTTCGCGAGGCTTTTCGGCATCGCTATGCCGAGATCCTTCACCCGCACGTGCCCGAGGTAGTAGTCCTCGCGCTCCAGGTTCGTTGCGCGGTGCTCGCGCCAGACGGTCATGAGCTCGCGCACGAGCGCTGCGTCCTGCGGCTCCAAGCCGGAGGCAGACGCCACCTGCCCCGCCAGTTCCATGTTCACCGATGCCATCAGAAGCTAGCCTCCTGTTCCCTTCGCGGGTCTCGTTTGGTCGTTCGCGCCGCCCACAGGGCGAGCGATGCGGACTCTATGGGCGCGGCCATCGAGTTGGGGCCGTCCGCGAAGCCCCATCCGTCCCTGCCGACGTCGCGCTTGAGCGAGCCGGTCGCGGAGTCGTCGAGCGCCGGCGAGGCGATATGGGACAGAGTCCCCGCGTTCACCTCGTCCGAGAGCATCGACGACGCCGCCTGCACGATTGCGGGCGTGCCCATGACGAGCGCCGTCTTCGGGAAGCCGCCGTCGAGCATCCGCCGCCTGAGCGCGTCCGCGCCGGACTTGCCGTCGATGCAGACGCACGCGATCTCGTCTCGGTTGCGCAGCAGCATGTCCGAGATTGCGACGGTCCCGCCCGACGACCCCATGACGTCGTACAGCTCGACGTACGATGGGCCGTCGCGGTCGGCGAGCGCCCACGACACGGCCGCGTGCAGGCTGTCATGCGAGAACTTGACGCCGAACGCGAGCTTCCCTTCTCTCGGTGCGCTCGCAACCTCGCAGTCGCGCCATTTCTTGGAGATCAGCGCGTAGATTCCCTTGCCGCCGACCGGCGACCACCATCCGAGGCGCTCGCGCGCGAATACGTCGGGCTGCATCTGCTCCGCCTCGCCCTTGACGGCGGTATGGTCGAGCAGGATGCCCATGGACGGGTTGAACTCGTACCACCTGGCTTCGTCGTTGACGTCGCCTATCTCCGTGGCGCCCCACTCTATCCACCCCATCTTCGACTTGCCCGAATGGACGGCCTCGTGGAGGCTGAGGAAGACGGTGCCGATGTTGTCCGGATTCGGCGGCGTGCCGAGGTAGATGGTCTGGGGGTTGTGCTTCGCGCCTGCGGAGATCGCCGGAAGCGATGCCGCCTGCTGCTTCTCCGTCAGCTCCTGGGCCTCGTCGTAGATCAGCACGTCGTAGGTCTTGCCTCGCGCGAGCGAGTCTGTGCGAGTGGTGAAGCGTATGAGTCCGCCGTTGCGCAGCTTGATGGCCTGCTGGCCGTTGGTCCTGCGGACGGCCAGCAGCAGGTCGTGCAGCTCCGGATTGCTCTCGTCCTCGAACGCCTGCGCAAGCTCCTGGAACATCTGGTCGGACGTGTCTCCGTGCTGGCATGTGTACAGGATCTTCTCGCCGTTGAGGGCTCCGTAGAAGCATCTGGCGCGGACCACCCAGCTCTTCCCGTTCTGGCGCGGGACCGATATCCCGATGGAGCGGAGCACGTATCTGTCGCGCTCGTCTCTCGCGAGCATCGCGTCGAGGAGGTGAGGTTGCCAGGGCAGCGGGTCTCCGAAGTACGCCGACGCAAGCTCGCACGCCATGCGACCGTCGCCTGGCAGGTCGTCCGGTATGTTCGCCTCGAACGTCGGGGTCTGCCTCGGCTCCATCATGCGCCAGCCGCCTTGCGGGCGGACTCGTCGCGCTCGTCGAACATGAGCTTGAGCAGCTTCGCGTTCGGGCTCGCCTTGCTCTCCGGCGGCTGCGCGGCGGCGGCACCGGCCTTGCGCGACAGCCCGAGGGTGTCGTTGAGCGCTCGTATCTCCGCCGTCGCCTGTTTCAACACCGTCACTGCTGGGTGCGGGCGCTCAAGGATGGCCATCCGGCCGTTCCTCGCCTTCATCTGCTTGTAGCCGACCTGGTCGAGCACCTTCACGGACTTGCCCTTGCTCATGGCGTCCTCGGCGGCCTTCGCGACGGAATGCCAGAAGCAGAGGAGCGCGATGTTCGGAGCGTCCTCGTCGGAGAACCTGCCGGACGCGGTGACGCTGCGCCAGATCGCGGCCTGGTACTCGTCTTTCGCTATGTTCTCCGGCATTTCGAACATCCGTCCTCCTTTTCTCTGTGGCGATTATGCCCTCGCCGTGAGATGCGGCGGATGCCTCGGGCTCCGCTTTTGGCGCGGGGGGAAATCGGTCCTGGGCGGCATGGGTCTCCGCCTGCCCCCGGGGAGGGGCGATGCCCCCGCCGATTCCGCCGAGCCGCCGCCGACGCGAACGAAAAAGGGGCGCAGCCGCCGAAACGGATGCGCCCCAAGGGGTGTCCTGTATGCTTTTGTCCTCGTCCCATCTCGCCGTCAGAACAGCCGCGTGCGCCGTATCTCCGTCGGCCTGCCGTCACCCGGCACGTGCGCACCCTTGCGCTGGTTGCATATGCGGTGCGCCGCGTCCAGGTTGCCGTAGTCGTACGATGCGCCGCCCCTGGCCCTCGGGTTCACGTGGTCGGCCTCGAAGCTCCACGGGTCTCCGGGCGGCAGGCTGTAGTCGATGGGCATGCCGCATATGTGGCACGGCCTGCCCTCTGCCCTCAGCCTCGCCCTCAGCTTTCGCTCGGCGTTGCCGTTTCCTCCCCAGCTCACAGCTCCCGCTTCCTTGCCAGGTAGCCCTTCCTCACCGACAGGGTGGGCGCCTCGTCGCCGCTCCCGACCTCGACCGTGATCTCGATGGGCGGCAGCACGAGCCTCTCGTCGATGTCGCCGGCGATATCGTCCGCCATGGACTCCAGGAGCGCGGCGGCGTCGCGAACCTGCTGGGCCGTCTCCTCCTTGGCGCTCATGCGAGCATCCCGCCTATCCATCGCACGCATGCGACGATGCCGCCCGTGAGCAGCAGCACGATCAGCACGAGCACCAGTGTGCTGACGACCTTCGGCATCAGCTTATCGAACATGTCATCCTCCTATCATCCATCTTGCGAGCGACACAGCCGCCCGCAGGCAAAGCGCGTCTATCAGCAGGGACGCGGCGATGAACGCCAGGCATCCCCAGTTCACGCCGCGCATCAGTCGTCAAACCTTATCGTTCCGTCGTCGTGCTCGGCATACAGCCACGCCGTGTACTCGGCCCACTGCGTGAACTCGCCGACGCGGCGCGAGTGCTTCGCGCATCTCGTGTGCGGGTCGACCTCGTTCACCACGATGAGCAGCGGCCCCGTCATCACGCGCACCTCCATACGCGTCGCCCGCTCCGGCGTACCGAAGTAGCGCTCCCAGTTGGTCATCATGTCCTCCTATCCGCAGACGAGCGAGGCGAGCATCAGCAGCCCAGCAGCCAGCATCCGCGCCGCCATGGCCTCAAGGACCATGATCGCGACCAGCAGCGCGGCGCACGATGCCGCTATCCATCGAATCGTCCGCACACGTCCTCCTGCACGTCCTTGTAGTTGTCGGCGATCCAGTCTCGCGCCCACTTCGCAGCCTCCCATGCCGCCATCGGCTCCTTCGCCTCCTGGGCGCTGAAAGCCTCCTCGAACTCAAGCTCGCAGATGCCGTAGTCGCAACATCCGTCCAGCAGGTGGGCGCAATCTCCGCAAGCCGGCTCGTCCACCCGATTCCAGGGCGCGTCCGGATCGTCGTCGAAGCACCCTGGCGGCAGGTTCCAGCCGCTTGACGGCTCATATCCGCACATCAGAAAACCTCCCTCGCCAGCCTCTCGAGCTCGTCGGCCCAGGCGTTCACCGTGGAGGAGCCGGGCCGCGCTTCGGCGTTGAGGCGCATGTTCTCGCACATCCTCCGCAGCGACTCCCCGGCTTTGCCGAAGGCTCGCTCGTCCGCGCCCTTCCCGCCGTTCCTGTACGCGATGGCATCTTCGAGCGCCGAGACGAGGGTGCTGTACTGGTTCATGGTCTCCATGGTGCGCCCGCCGTAGGCGAAGCGCTCCTGGGCGGCGTCGTACTTGTCCTGCGCCCATTCCAGCCAGTCGTACACGGTCTGGTTGCTCATTTCGACTCCTCGTCCTCGTACCTCCAGCGGAAGCCTCCGGCCCTTCCACCGGTTCTGATGGCGCGTTTGATGTTCGATTCGAAGCCGAGCGCCCCATAAGCCGATATGCTTGCCAGGCCGACGGACTCGTATCTCTCGCCGTCTTCCCTGACCACGGGACGCTTGGGTCTGTATCCGCCGCGCTTCGGGAAAGTCGCGCCTATCATGAGACCACCTCGGCATCGCATTCCGGGCAACGCTTGAACCCGGTATCGACCGGAGCCCAATATCCGCAGCGTTCGCACGCGAAGTCTTGCGGAGCGTGGCATTGCGTTTTGTCCGTTGCGACGTTTCGCGTCGTCGGCACATCGATGAGGTCGGCCAACCTGCGCATCACTCCGCGCCAGCTTCCATCTTCGGCCTTCGTGATGGCCGCGAGGTTCTTTTGCAGGCTGAGTCCGCCCAGGTCGTCGTTTGCCGTGTAGCGCAGCTTGGCGGCGATATCTCGGCATTCTTCGTTGCTACTCATTTGCAACACCCTCCTCATCAATCGGCTCGAAGTCGCACCAGCGCGTGCCGCGCACGTTGCATACGAGAGCCTTTGTGTATAACGTCCCTTCGAGCCTGTTCGCATGCTCAAGGTAGCGTTCGCTAACGCAACAGCCCTTGTGCCCGGTAGATATCGACCCGATCCTATAGTTCACGCACTTGTCACAGGTCGGCGTGGTAACCAGTCTCCAGTAACGGATGGGGTTCTTCCATTTGCTAATCCTCATACAGCACCTCCAGCCCGTACGCGACGGCGGCATCGTGCTCGACTTTGCAGCCGCGGGCGTCCTCCCAGCCCTTCGCGAAGTAGGCCGCATGGCACAAGCTCATGTTCTCAAGCGACTTGGCGAGGTAGCACAGCGGAACCTGCACGACGCCGCGCTCCTCCATGGCCTCGTCGCTGTACCACTCGTCGGTGAACAGAGTGTTCACGACCTCGTAGCCCATCTGGCGCAGCTTGGCCACGGCGAGGTCGCGCGTGGCGGCGATCTCCTCGGCGGTCTTGCCGGCCATGGGCTGGGAGATCATGGCCTTCTTCACGGTCGCGGCCTCCTCGGTGGTCTGGTTCTTCTTGGTATCAGTCATCGGTATCCTCTCTTTCCGTAGCGCCCGTCGCGCTTCATGTTCTCGACGTGCCGCCGCATTTCCTGGGCGGCGATGTCACCTTCTGGAGGCAGCTTGCGCCCACTCGCGCACTCGACGCAGTGGACGCGCCAGCCGCCCCGGTAGCGCTCGAAGTGTCCGAACCCGGGAGGCGTCCACTTTCCGCACTCTCGGCAGTAGCCACCGTATGCGTTACGCGCCATCGTTATCGCCCACCTCCACGCACCCGGGGAACCGGCCCCGCAGGTCGAGCACGGTCCCATCCTCAAGCAGCGCGAAGCACTGGTAGCTGTCATCGGTCAGCGCCTCGACGATCGAGAGCGCCTCGGCCTCGTCGTCGGTCTTTGCGAGCAGGATGCCCTGGCGGTAGGCGCTCATGTAGCTCTGGCACAGCGAGCGCTCGTAGATGCGTATCATCGTTCCTCCTCGGCGAGCCGCTGGCGGTATTCCTCGCGAAGCTCGTCCTCGAACTCGTCGATGAAGCCCCGCATGGTGACGCCCTTCGGCAAGCTGTACCTGCTCACGTCCTCAAGGCACCAATCCTCGAACGTCATGATCTCGTCGCCGTTCTTCGCGCTGAGCATGTAGCCTGCGCAGTTGCCGTACAGCGCCCTGCGCCCTTCGTCGACGATCGCCTTCTGCAACGGGGAGCGGGCGGCTTCGGCCTGCCTGGTCAGCTCGTCGATGCGCTCGTCGCGGCGCTGCAGCTCGCGGCAGAGCCTGTCGTTCTCGTCCTGCTGCTCGAACAGCTGCGCGAGCACGTACTGCTCGCATGTCTTGGTCTCCATGGTCATTTCCCTTCTCGTATGATCTCGTTCCCGTCGCGGTCGACGATGGCCCAGTACCCGTATTCGAAAAGACCGGGGTCATGCGGCTCGTACACCTCAAGAAGCTGGCCCGTCCACCACGCCTCCTCGTAGACCGGATGCCGCCAGCGCCACTCGGCCTTGAGGCCCGCACCGTGGAACCGGCCATGGCACCCGGTGGTGCCGCTGCCGCACAGCGCGAACAGCGGGCTGCGCAGGCTCCACGTCCCGCCAGGGGCGGCGAGCTCGAACTCAAGCCCCCAGCCCCTATGCGCCACGTGGTGGCAGTTGGTCGCCCGCCTGCCGCACACGCAGCAGCGCGGCTGAAGCAGCTCGTAGGAGCGCTTCCCCGTGTAGCGGGCGCCCAGGTGCGGCTTGCCGTACAGCTCCGCCCGCTCCTTCGGCCAGCCCCTGAGCTGGCTTGCGTCGAGGATCATGCGAGCCTCCCGTCCGGGCCGTCGAACTCGACGACCCTCGCACCGTGGCGCAGCCGCGAGACGATGGCCTTCGCCGTGTCGGCGTCGCCCTGCTCCGCTAGCCTGCGCACGAGGTCGCTCGGACGGTACTGCGTGGTGACCAGCGTCGGGCGCATGGCCGAGTAGCGCCTGTCGACGAGCTGGAACAGGCTGTCCAGCACGAAGCCGGTGGGCCTGCGCTTGCCCAGGTCGTCGATGATCAGGTAGTCCGCGTCGGCGTAGCGCCTCAGCGGGTCGCCGCCCTCGTGGAAGCTGCGCTGGATCTCGTCCAGCACTCGGTACATCGGCACCATGAGCGGGCGCTTCCCGTTGTCGTGCAGCCGCATGGCCACGGCTGCGGCGCATGTGGTCTTTCGGGTTCCCACGTCGCCCCACAGGTAGAGCCACCGGCCCTCCTCCATGGCCGACGCGAGCTCGCCGGCCATGGGGTGGTCGAGCGCCAGGTAGCGCTCGGGAACGCCCGCACGGACGAGGCTTCGCCTGCGCCTCTCGGCCTCCGCCCGCTGCGCCGCGTCCATCTCGCGTGCCGCGATCGCCTCGCGCTCGGCCTCGGCACCTGCGCACGTGCACCGCTCGTACCCGCAGAACAGGCGCTTCTGCCCGAGCTGCGCGTAGCGGGCATTGAGCGCCGCCCCGCAGTGCGGGCACTCAGTCGTACCGGGAAAAATCGTCTCCGCCATCGTTCACCTCCCGTTTCCGTTCCATCGGCTTCGAGGATCTCACCCAGATGCGCACCGAGGCCTTCCAGTCCTTCATCTTCGCCTTTCCGACCATCCAGCCCTTCTGAGCGTAGAAGTCGACAAAGCGCTCCGGGTCGAAGTCGGTCGAGGCGAGGTCGAGGCCCTTACCCTCCGCGTAGCTTCGGGCGTACTCTTCGACCTCTTCGGGAGAGGGGGCGCGGAAACGCGCCTTGCTCCCTCTCTCCTCTTCCTCTTCCTTAATTCCTCTTCCTACTTCCTCTTCCTCTTCGCTTGGCCGTTTGCTTTCGGCTTTGCTTGCATCGCTGCTTGATGATTTGCTTGCCGTTTTGCTTCCGCTTTTGCTTAACGGTTTGCTTCCCGTTTTGCTTGGCCGTTTGCTTTCGGCTTTGCTTGCATCGCTGCTTGATGATTTGCCGCCGTTGCCTCCCGCCACGATGCGCGAGCGGGAGGTTTCCATGACGGGCCTTATCGCCGTGAGCACCGCTTCCTGGGTGTCGGTGCGCGGCTCCGGTTCCTCGCCCGTACGCAGGTACCGGACGATCATGCCTATGAGCTCGTCGCCCTCCCTACGGTTGCGAAGCCTGAGCGGCCCGTCTATGAGCGAGTCAAGGATTTGCACGCCGCCGTCACCCCTAAAAGGGAATCTCCTCGTCGTACAGGCTGGGCTGCTGCGGCGCGGCCGCTACGGCGGGCTGAGGCGCTGCCTGCGGCGCGTATGCCTGCGGGGCTGGCGCCGGTGCCTGCCTGGGCTGCTGTGGGGCCGCAGGCGGGTTCTGATATCCCTGCGGCGCGTACTGCTGCGGAGCTGCCTGCGGAGCGTAGGCCTGCTGAGGGACCGCCTGCGGAGCGTAGGCTTGCGGCTGGTAGCCTTGCAGCGCGTACTGCTGCGGAGCGTCCTGCTGGCGGCTGGACATGAACTCGATCTCGTCGACGATCACCTCCAGCTTGCTGCGGCGCTGGCCCTCGTGCTCCCACGAGCTGTAGCGCAGCTTTCCCTCGATGGCCACCTTCGTGCCCTTCGTCATGTACGGCTGCAGCTTCTCGGCGCGGGTTCCGAACATGGTGCAGTCCACGAAGTTCGGGTAGTCCTCCCATTCGCCGGTCTGCTGGTTCTTGCGGCGGTCGTTGACCGCGACGCCGAATCCCATGATGGCCATGCCGCCCTGCGTGCTGCGGAGGTCCGCGTCGCGCGTAAGGTTGCCGCTGATCGTCACTCGGTTGATGCTCACTGAAATCCTCCTTCTCCGCCGCCGCTCGTCCAGGTCCTCTGGATATCGGCGTCGACGGTCTTGATACGTAGCTTGATTGCCATGATCGCCTCGCTTGATGCCTTGTAGAGCGCCTCGGCGCAGTCGCGCAGCTGCTTCTTCTCGGCTATGTCCTCCCGCCCTCGGCACAGGTCGCTGATCACGGTGACGGGCGTTCCCTTCGAACGCTCCTCCAAGATCGCGATGCGCAGGGCCTTGCGGTACTCGGCCTCGTTCTCCGCGTACTGCTGGCCGGTCCTGCGCAGGGCCTCTAGCTCGGACATGAGCTGGTCGAACAGCTCCTCGCGCTGGCCGTACAGGTCCTGCATGGCCTACACGACCCGCCACGTCGGCGTGGCGCAGCATCCGGGGTTCTGCCTGAACTGCTCGTACTGCCCGGCGCTCTCGAACCGGTAGGACGTGCCGCAGGCCTTGCATTTCGCGATGAACGGGCCTTGCGCGGGCGGCTCCTTCTCGGGGCTGTCCGTGAGGGAATCCGGGTCGCTCTGCCCGTCGATGGCGAAGGCTCCGCACAGCGCGTACTTGCGGGCGTAGCTCGACGCCATGCCGGTCACCTGCGCGTCGTCCGAGCCCTTCTTGTGCTCGTCCTCGCGGGCGTAGGCGCTCACCTCCATGGCGTCCCCGCTCCCGTCCTCGAAGAACAGGCGGCAGGTGGCCTTGACGTAGTACCTCTCGCCGATGTGCTCGACCCCGTCGCTGAGCGTGAACGCGATGCCGGCCTTCTTGCAGGGCTCCTTGAGCGCCGCCACGATATCCTCGAACGAGCGGTAACTGAACTTCGCGTAGGCGTTGTAGCGGGCCTTCGGCACCACCACGGAGCGCTGCACCATGGCGACCGCCTCGGTGATGGTCGGGTGCTTCTCTTCCATGCCGTCCTCCTATGCCCTGCGGATCGTGCCGCTGATGCCCTGCGCCTTGAGCGTCGCCGCGAGCCCCTGCATCTGCGAGCGCGTCGCGTACGGGATGCGCACGGTCCAGGCGCATGCAGGCTCGGGGTCGGGACAGGGCGCTGGCGGAGCCGGCGGGACGGGACAGGGCATCGGCTCGGGGGCTTGGCATGGAACGGGCTGCGGGTACGGGGAAGGCTCCACGGGGTCTCCGACCTCCTGCATGGGGCTCCCGCCCGGATACCAGTTGCCGCAAGGCTCGCCGGCCGATTCCGGCTCAGGCTCCGGCTCCATGGACTCCTTCAGCTCGGCGATCCGGGCGTTCTCCTCCGCCGCCTTGCGCGCGGCGGTAAGCGCCGCTCCCAGGTCCAAAGTGGCGAACAGCTCGCGCTCGGCGTCGGCGAAAAAGGGCTCGCCCTCGAACTGGGACTTGAGCGTGTCCCAATCGCCCGCGAACCCGGACGCCTTGGCCTCAAGGGCCTTGAACGCCTTGGCCTCGCCGAACGTCTTGTTGAGCCACTGCTTCTCATGGAAACGCTCGTACGGCACCGCCTCGGCCAGCAGCCCGGCAAACTCCTCGTAGTGCTCCTGCAGCTTCGCGTAGGCGCGGTCCTGGCGCTCCTGCTCTGCCTGGTCGAGCTGCGCCTTGATGTTGTCGGCGGCTTCGTCGATGATCGAGGTGATTTCCTTGCAGCGCTTCTCGAAGGCATCGAGCGGCTTGCTGTACTCGCGCTTCACCGCCTTGCGGCGCTCCTCGATCTCATTCTTGAGGCCCGTGAGGTAGCTGCGGTCCTTCTTTGCGCCGGCGAGCGCGTTCTTGTCCGTCAGGTCGTACGTCGCGCCCTCGTAGTCGGAGACGACTTTGCGCACGTGCGCCTCAAGGGCGTCGAAGTTGGCCTCGATGGTCGAGGGCACGTAGGCGACGGAAAGCTCGGAGGCCTCCTGCTCCTCGATGACCTCGGCGACCACGCTCTCCGCTTCGCTAGCCATTCCAGACCTCCCCCGTCTCGTCGTCGAACTCGATGGACTGCTGCGTGTCCTCCAGGGTGAGGATCACGTACTTGCCGCTCTTCTTGATGGCGGTGAAGGCCGATGCGTTGTCGGTCAGGACCTCGAACTGAAGGGTCGCGGTCCCTCCTTTGACGGTGGCCTGCTTGAAGAAGGCCCGGATGCGCACGTCGTTTCCCATGCCTAGTCCTCCTTGGTGCCGAAGATGATGCGCATGACGTGCTTGACGGCCTCCTCGGCCTCGTCGCGGCGGGCCTTCTCCACGAGCTCGCGGTTCGTGTTCTCGTTCACGACGTCGAAGCCCTTCTTGCTGACCTCCTCGGGATAGCCGGAGAGCGCGGCCTCTGCCAAGGCGATAACGGCCCACCAGACGCCCGCGTCCGTCTCGTCGGTCTCGGCCTCGCCGCCTGCGGTCATGATGGCGTTCATGGCGATGAAGCCGGCGAAGTCGATAAGCGTCCCGACGCTTTCGGTACGGCCCATGCCGTCGTTCACGTTGTTCTCGAAGTAGCGTTCCATTTCTCCTCCTTAGAATCCGACCAGGTCGGTCGCTTTGCTGATGATCACGACGGTTCGCGGGTTCTCTTTGTCGATATAGAATCCGCCGTCGTATGGGGTGCACATGGCCCATTTGTCGTTCTCGATGACGCCCGCTATCTGGAGGGCGTCCAGGATGAACTTCTTGGCGAAGGCCACGTTGTCCTTGTCCGTGCGCCTGTTCGGGCGGTACCACTTGAAGCAGACGTGCACGGGGGTGGTGAAACGGGGCGGGTCTTGCAGAGCCTCAAGCACCTTCTCGTGCGCCTTCTTCTTGAGGCTCGCCGCCGCGTACCGGTTCGCCCGCTCGACCCTGATGTAGTCGTTGAGCTGCGGCATGGTGCCCGGTATCTCGAAGCTGTAGACCTCCGCGCTCATTCGCTGAACCCGTCGCTCTGGCTGCGGTGCTTGTTGAAGGCGCCCTGCAGATCGGGGTACCGTGCCTCCATGATGCGGGCCAGGGCCGGCGCTATGCCGTTCTTGCAGCCGACGTGCAGCTCGTTGCGCACCATGTTCACCAGGTAGTTGATGGACACGTAGCCTTTCATCTTGAGGCGGCGGGCGTTCTCGATCATGAACCTCCACGCATCGGGGTTGGCGTCGATCCACTTCTTGGCCTCGACCACGTCCTGCTCCCCCGCGAAGCCCAGCCCGAAGATCTCCAACTGGTTGCTCTGCGGCTTGGGCTTGTAGCGCTCGTCGTTACG